TACGAGGATGGCGATACACCGATACGGATACAAGAGCAGACGATTGAAGATGATTGGAGGCGAGATGTCGTCTTACAAACTATTTGATGAATACGGCGTGGATAATTGTATAATTGAGCTTTTAGAGAATTGTCCTTGTGCTGACCGTCAAGAACTACTCCGTAGAGAGGGGCAAGTTACACAAGAGCGTAAAAATACTGTTAATATAAGGTTCGCAGGGCGGGGACGGGATGAATACAACGAAATATACCACCGACAGCCACATATTTTAGCATCAAAAAACGCATACTCAAAGGCAAGATACGCAACCCCAGAAGGCAGGGCGAAAGCAATAGCATACGGAAAGGCAAGATACGCCGCAACCCCAGAAGGCAGGGCGAAAGCAATAGCATACGGAAAGGCAAGATACGCAAGATTGAAGGCTGAAAAGGACACCACTAATTTAGAAGAAGTTTAGCGATTAAAAATATTTACATACAATATATAGGAATGTCGCAACTCAATCCAGTAAAGAATGCCAGTAGTCCAGACCAGATATACTACGACATTACCGTTAGTAATTTCCAAAGCACGGTCACGAAGCCACCTGTGTTTTTCTTCAACGAACAGCGTAACAATCCGTTTATAATGAACCCCGAGGATTATTACCTTTCCATCCTACGATTTACACTGGAAACAGGTTCATTACCCGTATTTATTCCAAGCATACAACCAAACCAAGGGGATGTGAATAAGTCTATCTACTCTTTCACGATGGAATACACCTATCCACCAGTAGGAACGGCAGGTTCCACTGTTTATACATCGGCACAAACATTCGTAGATTGGATACCGCAGGACTTTGCGGCACCAGTACCGTTACCACCAGACCAGAACATCAATAACATACAAAACAACACCACTGGTTACTACAACTGCTACTCTTATTCATACTGGTGCTACCTCTGTGATTTAGCGATGAACGCTGCTTTTGAAGATTTAAGGACGCAAGTCATTGCCGTAGGGGGGGCTGCCGCTTTCCCCACAACTTACTCACCCTTTCTCAACTGGGATACGACCAGCGACCAAGCCGTTATTTACGCAGATGAAGCAGGCTTTTCTGTTGATAACAGAGGTATTAATGTTGATAATATCCGTATTTATATGAATGCCCCGATGTATGGTATCTTCAACTCTTTCCCAGCAACTCATTTAGGATACTCACAAGCCACTTTGGGTAGGAACTTTCAGCTCATTATAGCGAATGTAGGAGCAATCAATCTGGTGACAATCACCCCAGTCAATCCACCCCCAGCCCCAGCCCCCCAGACTTTTAGGGCAATTGCTACCTATCAGGAGAATAGCACGGTTGCCAACTGGTCGCCCATTACGGCACTGGTCTTTACTTCCAATACGCTTCCTATCCAGTCCAATCAGGTATCTACTCCCGTTATCTACGACGACAACGAAATAATTACATTCGGGGGTAATAACGCCAATATAGCCAACATTATCACGGATATGGTTAGTGACAACGGACAATACCGACCGAATGTAGTGTATGAACCCCGAGCCGAGTATCGTTTAGTCACTTTATACGGCAACCGCCCCCTTTCTAATGTGGATTTAAGTATCTTTTGGAGAAGCAAAACGGGCGAACTCATCCCCTACCGTATCAATTCTGGTGAGGCAGTGACTATCAAACTGGCTTTCTTGAAAAAGGAGGGATATAACGACCGTTTAGGAGGAACTGGGGTTCTCGGTGCCAAAGCGGGAGTTTAGGCATCTTTCAAAATCTTGTAATTAGCAATCTTCTTACAAGATTTTTTTTGTTGATAGTATGTATAGAAGATGTCGTCTTTTAAAACTGTACTCGTTCGCGACAGTGTCATCGGGGATGTGACTGATGATATTGACTACGCCGTTAAGTCAGGTGCCGCTCAATCCACATACCAATCGTTCCCAACTACTTCTGCCTCCAATTCTGCTCTCATCTTTAACATACAGGTCCCAAGTGAGAATGTTATCATCGGTCGTGATGTTCTTATCAACACTGGTCTTACCGCAACCATCAACATTGGTTCGCAAACTGTTGTTGCCAAGCAAGTCCCTGTTGGTGAAAAGGCTTGGGAATACGGAGCCACCGATGCTTTCCACGCATTCCCTCTCCAATCTCTTTTCACAACTGCCACAGCCCAAATAAACAACACTACGGTTTCCATTAACACCCAAGATGTTCTGCCTACTCTTCTTCGTATGAATAACTCTCGTGAGTTGTATCGTTACAATAGCACCACACCTGCTTTGCCCGACCAAGCATACGGTTCCTACGCAAACACCTTTTCAGGAGGAACGGTTGTTGGCGGTACCCTTGTTCCTGCTGTCCCTGCTAACAACAGTCCTTTGGCTTCTTACGCCACAGCTTCCTACGATTTAGACCAAGTTCCCAGAGGTGCTTTCCCTATTACCTACACAGTTAGACGCTTCTCCGCTGGTGTCTTTGCTGATAACAGTCTTATATGTGTGAATGCCACAGATACTTGGGAGATTGTCGTTTCCACCGTTGTGAGTGAGCCAATTTTCTTGTCACCCTTCATCTTCGGTGACCCTTGCTACAATCAGCAAGGATTTTTAGGCATCAATAATATGACATTCACTTTCAACATTGATAGTACCTGTAAGAGATTGTGGTCTTCCGCCAACCCTTATATTACCAGTATTGGTCTTGGTTCTGCTGCTAACGCTAATGGTTTCAACTACACAGGACAAACCGTAGGAGGTCCCATCGTACAGGTTGCTCCTTCCAGCCCCAGTATGCTTTTCAAGTTCCTGTCATCTCAACCCAGTGACTTGATTGCTACCAAAAATATTGTTCCTTATATGGATTTCCCTCGTTACTTGACCTCATCTGCTAACGCTTCTGCTATTGTTGCTGGTGCCTCCACCCAACTTACATCAAGCAATTTACAGATTAACCAGATGCCTGACTTGTTCGCCATTACTATCCGTAAGCCGATGGCTACCCAGACTTCTGCCGATGCCGATGCTTTCTTCAAGGTCAATAACATTAGCATCAACTTGAATAACCAGTCTGGTCTTCTTTCCAGTGCTACTGCCTACGACTTGTGGCGTATTTCAGTGCGTAATGGTAGTACTCAATCTTGGGCGGAGTTTAGCGGACAGGCATCCGTTCGTGGTGTCAATACCCCTACAACTGGTTCTCTTATCTTGCTCTCACCTGCTTACGATTTAAGTCTGCCCGATTATATTTCTTGTGGCAGTTTGGGTAACTACAATTTCCAGTTCCAAGTCGGTGTTACTAACCAATTTGGTGAAACAATCACTCCCGAGATTTGTGCCGTCTGTGTCAATTCTGGTATAATGACGACCCAGCAAGGTGTTTCTTCCATCTATACTGGTATTCTCACAAAGGAGATGGTACTGGATGCCAAGTCAAAGCAACAAGCGTCTGCTGTGATGTCTGGTGAAGTAAAAAGAATGGTAGGAGGTTCTTTGTGGAATATGCCTTTATCCAACATACTCGGTAAAGCCAAGAAGGCTTTGGGATTAGCCAAAGATGCCAAAGATGTGTTTGATAGTGGTAGAGGGCTTCTTGGTATGGGCGGAGCTACCTCGGGGGGAGCGAAGAAATACTGTTAGGCAATTAATATAGTTTAGCCAATTTAATATTCCAATATATATCCAAATATAAAATATTTTGATATGTATATATAGTATGCCACAAGCAAGTATAACTTACGATACTGCGTACAACCGAAAGTTAGTTGAGAAGATGCGAAGGGTTGCTGCCTCCTCGTTGGAGATGAGAGATGAGCCAACAACATTCCCTAATAGTTTAGGTACATTCCACGGAGAGAAGCCAAAGTTGTTGGGTGGCGGTCCCGTAGCCCAGTATATTGTTAATGGTAATAGTCCAGCCTATCCTCCCCTCCATATGCGTTCAGGTATGGAAGTTTCCAGTGGCGGTATGTATGCGGGTCAAGATGGAGCTGTTGGCGGTTCTTTCTGGAAGGATTTTGCCCGAGGATTTAGCAGTGTATTAAAGGTTGCTGCTGCTCCCCTTTCTTTCGTTGCCCCCGAAGTAGGGCTTCCCCTCGGTGCTTTGGGTGAAGCTGTTGGTTCCGTTGGTTCTGGAAAGAAAAGAGGTCGTCCAAGAAAGGGTGGTGCTACCAGTGGTGGTGTTACCAGTGGCGGTGCTACCAGTGGCGGTGTTACCAGTGGCGGTGTAATGTCTGGTGGTCGTAAAGCTGGTCGTCCAAAGGGTTCCAAAAACAAGAAGGGCGGAGCTACGAGCGGAGGAGTAACCAGTGGTGGAGGATTAAAAGAAGTATTAGCCTCTGCTATTGAGAGTGCCAAACCGATGGTTAAAGAGGGTATGAAATTAGCAGTAGAAACTCTCAAAAAGA